ACGTGGTTGTCAGGAGCCACACAGCGGCTTGTAAGGACCGAAGGCAGCAGATTCCATGCCTTGGGTACGGCTAGGCCAGATAACCTGCGTCAGGTGCCAGTAGAAAGCGCAGCAACGCTTTCATGGCTTTCACCAATGACTCGTGGTGAGACAATTATCTGGGATGGGACTAGGTTGGTACGCTACCCCAAGAGCATGAAAGAGCAGGCTCGTCCACGCCACAAGGCTGTGTATGAAAAAGCAGGAGTTGAGTTTGACAAGATTGTCGGGGATGACTCCGAAGAGCTTTGTAAATTAGCAGTCTGGTCATTTGACCAATTAGAGACGAGGTTAACTAAAGTGAGCAACATATCCGATATGTTCGAGGATCCAGCAGGTGATGATTATGCGGAAAACGTACCAGTAGTATCGGATAGGTCGGGGGTTGAGATGCGGAAAGTTCAACCACGAAATCCTAACGAAATGGGCAACTTACCCGTCTTTGGATTTGAAATAAAGACCATTGTTGAACGTGATGAATCAGGTAATGATGTACTTAAAGATGTACCAGTAATTCAGTCACATGACACAAGTTTGCGCCAGTGCGATACATGCTTTATTGCATCAAATTGCCCCGCATTTAAACCACAAAGTACTTGTGCTTTTAAGCTTCCAATTGAAGTAAAGACTAAAGATCAACTAAAGAGTTTGATTAACGCAATCATTGAAATGCAGGGCCAAAGAGTGGCTTTTATGCGATTTGCGGAAGAAATGAACGGCGGATACGCTGACCCAAATGTTAGCCAAGAGATTGATAGATTGTTTAAATTAATTAAAACAACTAAGGAATTGGATGACTCACGGGAGTTCATTAGAATGACCGTAGAGCGCCAAGGAAACGCTGGAGTTTTGTCTCAGATCTTTGGGGAGAAAGCTCAAATTTTGAAAGAAATACCTAACGGTGGTATCAGTGAAGCCGATACAACCAAGATAATTCAACAAGCAATCGAAGAGTAAACATATCGGATATGTTCGTGTTTTAAGCCATGAACCTATACTAACGCTAGATAAGCATAAAAGTTGACCCAGCACTTCGTGAAGTATAGGGTCCGCTTTAGTAAAATTACGATTCCATAAAACGAGAGAAGGATAAATAATGAATTTGAGTTTCCGCCTAGCAGAAGAATTCGTAACTGGATACAAGGGCAAAACTGTTCCTTGGGGTTACAAAGATGCGGCAGGAAACTCCGTAGGAGAGATTACTTTCTTACGAACTTACTCACGGCTTAAGGAAGACGGCACCAAAGAGACTTGGGTTGAAGTATGTGAGCGAGTCATTAACGGCATGTATTCCCTACAAAAAGACCATTGCAAAACTAATCGACTACCTTGGAACGACTCACGGGCTCAAGCATCAGCAAAGGAAGCATTCGACCGTTTATTCCATTTGAAGTGGTCACCACCGGGACGCGGTCTATGGGTAATGGGCACCCAAATTGTTAACGAACAAAAGAACTCAGCAGCCCTACAAAATTGTGCTTTTGTTAGCACAACTTCAATGACAAAAAACGATCCAGCAAAACCATTCGCATTCCTTATGGAAGCATCAATGCTCGGAGTGGGCGTTGGCTTTGACGATAAGGGAGCAGATAAGGAATTTACAATCTATGAACCAAGAGAACCCGAAACCCTTACCGTCATTCCAGACACTAGAGAAGGCTGGGTTGAGTCTGTCGCAACAGTCATCAATTCTTACCTCCGACCAGATCAGAAGATTGCAGGCTTTAGTTACAGCGAGATCCGCCCAGCGGGAACGCCAATCAAAACCTTCGGAGGAACAGCAGCAGGACACGAACCCCTCCTAAAACTTCACAACCATATTCATAAGTTGTTTAAGGGTCGTGGGGGTCAGATATTAACTCGTCGTGACATTGCAGACATTGGCAACATGATTGGTGTGTGCGTTGTAAGCGGTAACGTGCGTCGTTCAGCAGAGCTATTGATTGGTCGCCTTGATGACAAGGACTTCCTCAACTTAAAGAACGCTAAAGTATTTCCTGAGCGCAATTCATATGATCCCGCCAGCCCTGGTTGGGCATGGATGTCTAACAACTCAATTGAAGCAACAGTAGGCGCTGACCTATCAAGCATTGTTGACGGTATTGCTAGCAACGGTGAGCCCGGTGTTGTATGGATGGACATGAGCCGTAAGTACGGGCGTTTAATTGATCCCGCTAACGATAAAGACTGGCGTGTAGCTGGATACAACCCATGCGCTGAGCAATCTTTAGAGTCATTCGAGATGTGTACATTGGTAGAAACATACCTCAACCGTCACGATAACTTAGAAGACTACAAGCGCACACTCAAGTTTGCTTACCTTTACGCTAAGACTGTAACCCTGCTCCCAACACACTGGGAAGAGACTAACGCAATCATGCAACGCAACCGTCGCATTGGTACTTCAATGTCAGGTGTTGCTAACTTTGCAGACATCAACGGACTACCAGTACTACGCAACTGGATGGACGAAGGCTACGCAATCATTAAGAAGTACGACACCACTTACTCAGAGTGGCTTGGTATTCGTGAGTCAATTAAGACCACAACAGTAAAGCCATCAGGAACAGTTTCAATTCTAGCCGGTGAAAGCCCTGGGGTTCACTGGACACCGGGCGGGGAATACTTTGATCGCGCTATCCGCTTTAGTAATGATGACCCGATGTTACCCTTATTTAGAATGGCTAACTATCGAGTGGAGAAAGCAAGTGAGTCGCCAAAGACTACGTCGGTTGTATTTTTCCCTATTAAATCCGTTGCTAAACGATCTGAAAAAGATGTATCAATCTATGAGAAAGTATCGTTAGCCGCTACAGCTCAACGACATTGGTCAGACAACTCAGTATCTGTGACCGTATCATTTAACGCAGAGACTGAAAGGGATGATGTAGGAACAGTCCTACACATGTTTGACGGACAACTCAAAACCGTTTCCTTCCTACCTATGGGGAACGAGACTTATCCGCAGATGCCTTACACTCAAATTACAGAAAAAAAGTATGAAGACGCAACTTTGAAACTGATGCCAATTGACTTTAGCGGAGTGTATGCAGGTATGGCAGCAGATGCTATTGGTGAAATGTATTGCACAACCGATGCTTGTGAAGTAAAACTAATTAAAGATAATCAACAGTAATTAGACATAGAAATACCCCCAGCCTTAGCAACTCACAATTTGCTTTAAAGGCTGGGGGTAATTTTATTTATAGACCTGCATCGACCTTGTAAGTTAATTCGCCATCAAGAGTAAGAGGCTTGCCAGTGTCTAGGTTCCCACTTGTTACAACCATCTTGATTGATTTGCGTGGTGTGTTATCCAATACAACTGACTTAAGATAACGTTTAGCAGCCGATGGGTTAGCCCAAGCTGTGCATGTGTTTAGATCATAAATCTGATGACCTTCAGTTTGAATTGTGATTTCCAACAACCAAGCCCCGCCCTTATCAAAGATGGTGTTCTTTGCTAGGTGAGCCTTGAGCGTTTGTGTAATTTTTTTAGCCATTTACTTCCTCCAATTGGTTTACTGGTTGATAGTACACCCCAAAGTCCATAGCCTCAACTTGCACTATTAACTTGTGATGCCCTTCGTACGCTTGTTCAATCGTTCCGTATCGTTGAGACTTAACGATTTCACTATCTTCATTCCAGACATAAGAGACAAAGACACGAGGCCTAAAGTTAGGCTTCCACTTTGTGACACTGAACTGATTCTTAACCATCCAATCATATTCAGGCATATCAACACCAGTCCATTTAGTGAGGATACGTAATCCATTAACATTACTTTCTTTTCTGAAAGCATATTTGCTACTGGATTCAATACACCATTGCTTCATGGTGATAGCTTTTCCATTACGGTCCCAAAAGTTAAAATCGTAAGGATTAGTCTTCATAATGCTCCTCCTCAAAGAAACATTTAAGTGTTCGCGGATCACGTGGGGTTATCGTGGCACACTCAAAGCATTGTTCCCATGGAATGAGCCGGTATTTCTGATCCAAGTAGGCATCAACAGCAGGCATACCGCCAGCATTATGTACTTCAATGATCTTATTTTTAAGATTCTGCATTAAGTCCATTGTTTACCTCCACTAATCTGTTAACAATCCATTGAACGACAGGTACAGCAACAGCATTACCCATTTGTTTGTAACGCTGTGAGTCAGACTGGCTATCAGTCCAACCATCAGGAAATCCCTGCAAGCGCTCGCACTCGACTGGAGTAAGCCTACGAACAGTTGCATCTTCATAGGCCAACGTGTCTTTAGCACGTCTAGCATTTAGGCTTGGTGAAACATCTTCTTTAGGGAAGTCATACAACTCAAAGTTTCCTACTTGTGCCACATCACTATCCGTTCTTGCCACCATTGGCATATTGTTTCCACCTGTGCCCATGCGGGCCTGTAACGTATTGATAACCGCGCCTTGCATTCTTAGATCATCTACACGATTACCATAGAAGATAAGAACTGTAGCTCTTGTGTCTCCATTGTTATCAAAAGCGTTGAGTGTTGGAGTTACATCT